GGGCTGCTTGCTGGTTCGCATGAGCGCCGCCGCCTCCGCCCCAGCCGCCCGCGTTCCCGCCCGGCTGCGATGTGCTGCCATTATAGCCAGTGATACCGGCCCCACCCGCACCCATAGGGCTGTTGCTACCAGGGGGAGCAGCGGCTGTTCCCAGTACAGCGACACCGGGCAAACCGCCCGCTGCAGCAACCGCGTAAACGATATTCGGGCCGCTCGGCGGTCCATTGCCAGGGCATCCCGGAATTGACGACGCAGCGCTGGAGGATGTTTGTGTTCCGGCATAGCCGCCAAGCCCACCGGGGCATGAGAGCGCAGCAAACGAGCCAAACGGGCCGAATGTGGTGGCGCCTCCGGTCCCGCCCGCCTTGCCAGTCACACCAACGCCACCAACGCCGATGCTGATCGGGATCTGCTGACCAGGAGTGACGGGGAAGATCGCCTCTACATAGGCACCCGCGCCACCGCTTGAAGCGCAGGAAGATCCATTGCCGCCGGTGTTATCAGCGCTCCCCCCAGCCGCCCCGCCCGCCGCCTGGAGGCGAACACGAATTTTATAGACGCCAGCCGGGACTGTGTAAGTCTGGGACGATGTAATGACGGTCGTATTGAGATAACGACCGGGGTTAAATTGTGCCGCATACGTCTCGGTCGCCAGTCCTGCGAACAGATTGACCCACGACGCGCCAGACTCACCGGGTGTGATCAGGTTGTTGTCGGCGGTGGATACCCAGAAGAGGCCGGTGGTGGTGGGGTCGGCGACGATCGTTTTGGAGGGGTAGCCGCCGAATGCGGCGGCCAGAGCAGCATTGAATGGCGCGACGATCCTCATAGCGAGCCGGCGAAGGCTCGGATAAAGCGGCGCACCAGACGCGGCCGAGATCATCGCCGATGTAATCGCTGTCGCACCACTTGGAACGACAATGCTCCAAAGTGGAATGCTTCCGCCAGGGACTGACGCAGCGATTCCTATAGTAACCGCATCAGTACGCACGGTTGGCTGGGTCTGGCCGCTGTTTGACGTGCCGGCAAAGGTCTGCGCCGGGTTGGCGGAGTTATAATACGGCAGGACGGCATTTGCCGTGTCGGTCGTACCCGGTGTTCCATAAACGACATACGTCGCGCCCGCTCCGGGAATGGCAATATTTACCGGGTCAGCCAGAATGTACTGGCGCGGCAGTGCACTTGCTGAGGCAGGCAGCACTCCGAAAGCGGTGGCGTCAATCGTACCAGGCTGGGTTATCTGGCCAGGTGAAATCGTAACTGATAACCCGGACCCGGGCGTACAGGCTAAGCCGCTCGCGCCAGTCCCGCTCTCATCATAGAGCGCGCCAGCCAAACGCCCGACGCTGATTTGTGTGAAGCGGGCAGCCTGAAGCTGGTCCTCGACCATCGGAATCTGGCCGGGGTAGATGATCTTCCGATCCATGGGATTTCCTTGTGTCAGGAAGCAGCGTTGCCAACCCAGATTACAACACCGCCCGCCCGGATCTCTTCGATCCCGGTGAGTACGTTTGAGGGTGGTGTGGAAACAGAATTGTCGCTCAGGAGTACGAAGCCCTGGAATGGCGTGAGCCGTGTCCCGTAGCGGAGATCGGAGACAGCGTACCCGTAACCGCCGCCAGCCCCGGGCGTGGCCGCAGAACCATATCCCTTGGTGTCTGCTGCATTCCGGGGCTCGACAACGCGCCAGCCTACTTCCCAATTGGCCGCAAGCGCACGCTCAAGAGACTGCCTGGTGCCCAAAGTAGGGAAGAGGGCGGCTTTTATGCGGGCGCGATAATCGTCGTCGCTCTCGCCTGTATAGCGGGGAAGCGCCTCGCCGAAGAAGTCCTCGGCGTAGATGTCAAGCATTCCGCCAGTCGCGGTCGCAAGGCGTTGCTGATCGTAGGCGCCCTGAAGTTGCCCCCAGACCCAAGAAAACACCGAAGCGATACCCTGCAACATGCCGTTGAGGACCGGCGCTTGTTCGGCTTCGGCCTCGCTGGGCGCGCCGGGGAACCACCCCGCTGGAAGCAGCGCCCGCAGCCTACTTGCGAACTGTCCTTGCGACACATTGCCCGGTCTAGCCATAGGTCACCGATCCGGCGCGGATGGCCACGCCCGTTTCCCCAGGAATGTCGGAGGTGCCGCCGTTGAGCAGCAAGTTCGAGATGGAAACGACAGATGACGAGGCGCCGTAGGCAAGAACGCTCAGGCGCGAGTAAACTGCGCCTTGCCCGATATCCAGGGCATTAAAGTATCCGCTGATCGCAGCGGTTATCAGCGCTTGCACCGACGATGCATTGCTGTTCGGTGCCAGGGTCAGTGTCATACTCACGGTGGGGGTCGAGACCGAAGGCCTGACGACCTGTATTGAGACAGGCGAGGCGCGGTACTCGTTCGCGACCGCATAAGCCTGCGCAATCAAAGCGTCTGAAACGGCACCGGACCCATCATCCACGTACAGAACGATGTTGCCGGGCAGAAAATTGCCTGCTGTGTCAGCGTTCTCAACGCCTTGCACCATGATGTTGGTGGCAATCGCCTCGACCGCCCCCTCGATCGCCGCAAGCGTGGCGCGGTTCAGGGAATTGAGCCATGTCACAAACCCCGCACGCACTGCGGCGTCGGTTTGCCCGTCACCGCCATTCGTAAGGGCGGCTGGGTTCGTAACGGTATCAATGCCGGAAACGGCTGTTCCGAGAAGGCAAATAGCACCTGCGGAAGCATTGCCTGCCGTACCGGTCTGCGTGCACTGCACGGGCAGCGCCAGGGATTGAACGCCAGCAGGGCGAATGTAGCCGTTGGCGGCATTGTTCCAGGCGGCATTCGTGCTGTCTGCAACGACCGCGTAGCTGATGTTGGAGATCGTCAGCACGAGCGCACCAACTGGGATCGTAGCGGAGGCCGTCGCAGGCGAAAACGACGAGAACAGGATATTGCCCGTTGCGGCAACGCCGGGCTCGCGTGTCAGGCCAAAATCGGCAATGAAGCTGTCAACGTCTTCGCCTTCAGACGTAGAGAGACGGTTGCGGGTGAGGATCTGTAGGGCGACGGATTGCAGCCACAGCCCCATGCCCGATACTGATTCCAGGATCGCGCGGCCGGGCGTTCCGACTGACAGATCGAGCAGCGACGATGCCGCGCCCTGCGCCGCTGTGACAGCCGTCGAAACGGTCGTCGTGAATGAGCGAAGCGAGAGCGCCATCAAAGCCTCAGAAACAAAAAAGGCGCCCCGAAGGACGCCTCCTGGCCAGCCAGGGCCATGATTGCCGAAAATCTCATATCATGTGGCTATGTACAAGCTAATTCGTGACCTGAAGCGCCTGCACGGACTGCGTTTCCAGGTCCACATACTGGATATTGCAGATATAAACGCCGACGCTCGGGTTATCGACCGTAACACGGATTGGCTGGGTCTGATCGACAGCCGCTTCCTGTGCCATCTGTTCAGCAACAAGCGCCTGTATCTCGCCGAGATTAGCGGGTGAACCGATCTTTGACGGCAAGCCCGCGCCGTAATTCGGCTGCCATATATAATCGCCAGGATTGGTGCATAGCCGTCTTATAATGGCTTGCCTGGTCTGATCCGCGCCGCTGACCGTAGCGAGACCACCGGCAGTATCGAGGTTCAGATCACCACCGCAGAAATGTGAGATAGCCTTCATGCAACAGGCGCTCCCGTATTGCCGCCGTTATTGCCGTTCGTATGGATATGGGACTTGCCGCTGATGCCGCCAGCCAGCACGTCTCGATCCGATGTGACCGTGCCCCCTGTGATGGACAGGCCTGAAGGCCCGAGCGTCATCGTCACGCTCCCCATTCGCCAGACCAGCCCCGCATTCGTCATCGTTTCGGTCGTTTGCCCGGTGCCGGAATAGAGGCCTTGCGGCGTCATATGCCACCAGGGTGCGTTTTGCGTTGCGGCCCCTGCAGCCTGAGAACCTGAACCGGTTTGCGCGCCAGACGGCGGCGCGCCGCATCCGGCCATGATCAACAATTCACCGGCCTGGGCTGGCTTGCCTGTCTGCGGTGAAACAGGGGGCGTGACGGCCGTATCGTATTGAAAGGCGTTGATCTGCATATGCTCGGCATCGCCCTCGATCGGGATGAGCAGGACATGCTCTCCAATATTCGGCAGACGAGCAATCCGGATATCACCGGCAGCCAAGGCAGCGACTGGCAGCCAGCCGCTCTCGATCCCCTCCGGTTGCACAAGCACCTTGGCGGCGTGGTTCACCGGGTCGATCGAGGCGATGATGCCATGCACGGTCTTGGCAATCATGCCGCTCGCAGCGGCGGCAATCTGTCTTGCGTCATGCATCGTCAGCAGCCTCGTCCTGTGTCACATCGCGATTTCGCAGCGTCACATCCTGCTCGAAGCCGCCCTCCCATGAGAACGTGCTCGAAACAGCGTCAACCGTGTAGCTCTGGCCATCCCATGTCGAGTTGGTGCCGGACAGAGTGAAGAAATCACGCGGCTGAAGCGAAATGCGCCCAGGGATCGTCATATGGACTTCGCGCCCGTGAGCCACGATCTCATCGTATTTCTGCTTGGCCGTGTTCTGCACGTCCTGCATCGAGCGGCCCGGCACCTTGAAGGAGTGCAGCGTGCCAGCATTCGCAGCTTTCTTCGGCGACCCGCCTTCCGCTGACCAGTAAAACTCGAACTTGGCCCTCTGCCGACTGTCCCAGGACATGACATGCACGACCACGCCCTTGGCGATCTGGTAGTCACGCTTGAAGCTCAATGACAGGGCGTTGGAGACGATCGCCTTGTCCGGCCCGGAATCCTGATATTTCAGCGTATGTGTCGTCGCCGAACCGTCATTGCTGGTCGGATAGGGCTTGCAGATGATTATCTTGCCTGAAGCATACAGGTCGCACCCCGCCGAATTGGCGATATACCGGGCCAGATCGAACGCCGTCTGAAAGCGGCCATGTGCGCTGTGTGACAGACGCTTGTGTTCGATCTGCCAGTATTGTCCGGTCATGCTGGCGGGAAAGGAGACCTGAGGCGTGAGGCCAGCAGCCGAGATCAGCGTCGTCATGAGTTCGGCTCCGGTCTTGTTCAGCCACGCATCCTGCACGCGCAGGTCGAGCAGTTTCGCGAGGTAATCCCGGCACTCGACGACAAGGGCGGTACCGGTCGGGGTCCACTCGACGTGATCCATGAGGCCCTGGAAAACCGTCACCCATTGCGCGCCGGCCGTGGCCTCGTCCCGCATCTGGATTTGCACATCGGTATCGGCGGTCGCAGTGCCGGATGTGACTGCCTGATCAAACCAGTAATTGCCGGTGATCTTCGCAAGCGCCGCACGATCAACCGCAAGGTTGATTTCTGCCGTGTCGGCCCGGCTGTACCGCGTTCGCGAAAGTGCGAACCGCTCGAGGCGCGTTTCCGGGACGGCGCGGCCATTGACCAGAATTTGCGCCCTGGGCTTGCGGGCCATCCTGCGCCCTGCGGAAACGGTGATCGTCTCACTCATGAAGCAAGCCCTGGCACACCGCTATTCTGCGTCGGATCGATGTTGGGTAGCTGCAGGGATACAGGTGAGAGGAGCCATGTGAGGTCGGGATCAGTCATCCCGTTCAGCTGGGCGATGCGCCACCATTGCGTGGCATCATTCAGCCGGCTGGCCGCCACATGGTAGAGCGACACATCGGCCGCCGTGACCTGGATTGTCTGCATGGTGCGCCCGATCAGCCATGAACGGCGGGAGAGGGAATGGCCGCATTTGTCGCGGTTGCTGCGTTGATCGCGGCCCGATTGACGGCGCCGCCCGCATCAACGGCCGTGCTGGCCAGCTGTGCGTTCTGCGAAAGGGCGGTAAGAGAGGCAGAATTGTTGAGGGTGATCCCCTCAATGTTCTGTCCGGTCTGTGTGACCAGATCCATCAGGCCGCTTTCAGCAGATTGCAGCCCACCAATCACGGATGAGGCGGCACTCGGCAGGGCTGACAGGTTCGTTCCGGCCGTGGCCGCGCCTCGTACAATTTGCAGCTTGTCAGACACCTGAGCCAACGCGCCGCCAGCGCCGATCAGATTGGCGATAGGGGCAACCTGGCCGACGACTGTCTGCACCTGCCCTGCAAAGTTTGAGACGCTCTGGGAAATCGTGCCGACCGTGCTGGTGATAGAGGTCAAGGCGCTCGTTGCGTCGTCTCCAATCAGATGCGAAAGTGCGGAGGTGGAAACGGTATTCGTGTTCGCCGACTCACCGGGAAGCTCGAGCACGAGGAAATAGCGGCAGATCGCGCCTTTTGCCTCGTAGGTGTAGCGATAGGCCTGCACCCAGACACGCATCGACAAGCCTGCTACCTGCAAGGGCACGAGTTGTCCGTCGCGTCTTATCCTGGCCAAGGCCTCTGCGCGCGTCTGGGCAGAAGGGCCAAGGAAGATACCTTCCATCTCGATTCGGTTGGGGTCATTGCCGCCCAGATCGATCACCCGATCGCCACCCGGTAGGCGATGGATGGTAATTTGCTGCTGGCCGCCGAACGTGACGCCGCTTGGCACTTCCATGCCAGTGAGGGTTAACGAACCAATCCTTACCGGCGCAGTCGCTCCGAGGCGCGACAAGGAACCGAGCATCGTTTCGATGTTCAGAAGCGTGTTCGCCATGATGCGTCCAATAAAAAAGCCGCTCGAAAGCGGCCTGAAAGATTACTGCACCAACTGCCAACGCCTACCGACAGGCGGCGCCGACGAGTTGCTAGGAATGTAGGGGTATCCCGGGATGTTGAGCGCAGGACTTTCGATCATGCGTTGGAGTTCCGGGTCAGACCGCAGATCGAGTGGCTGATACCGTGCACCAAGACCGCCCATACTCCCACCGTCAGGTCCAGCCACCTGTATGCAGTGACCGGCCGCCATGTCGAAAGGCAGCGTGCCATTCGTTGAACTGCCATGCGCCATTTGCTGGCGCACGCACTGGGCGTCGGTCGTACCCGGAAGGCGACCCAGGCCAGCACAGCCGGAGAGAAGCGCCGCAAGTGCTAGAGGGGGAAGGTATCTCAGCATTGAACTTGCCTGTCATTCAGAGAGGCCCGATTGTCCGGGCGGCCTGCATTTGGCGATGGGCGCAGGTCTTTCACGAACCACACATCCCTATCCCATATGGCCATGCAGTACAAGGAAATCAGGATCAGAACGCACTCTCACCTGCCTCGACAGCCATGAGGTGCTTGTCCCAGCTTTCCTCCGAGGGAGGTCGGAAGCCGCCCGGCGCCACACCGTAACGGCCATCCAGATACGCTTTGATCTGTTCACGCGAGGGGATGACCATGGGCCAGTGCTGCGAGGCGGCGACGTTGGTCGCATAGCCATCCTGCCATACATCGAGCATCCGCAGCCCGCTCGCCGTCATCGGGCCTGAGGCACATTTCGCTGCGATCTCGGTAAAAGGCGTTGAGCCGAGCATACGATTCACGCACCGCGCATCGGTCTCGCCAGGGCTTTTGCTATGGAAGTAGCAGCCGCTGAGGAGGGGGAATGTCGCCAGAAGCAACAGAGCACGGGGGGATTTCATGGGGGAGATTCTGGCGCTGGGGCAGGGGCTATGTCAACGACATTGCCTATCCCCCAAGGCGAACCATGGGGGCGTCAGTCTGGCATCAGACCAGATCACGGTAGGGAGTTTGACCAAACGGGGCAAGGAGAAGGGTGTCAGTGGGGCTTATCGTCAGAGCCTGACTGTACCCGAGTAAGGCGCTTCGCCAGTGCGCTTAACAATATGGCTACCTCCTCACATCCGCACATTCTCGCAACCACGATCAGCACGCATATGAGAATCACTGCGATGATGCAAAAAGCGATGATGGAGCCGTCAACTTGCCGATAGATGAGCGGTAGGCTGAGGACTGCCATTCCGCCTATCCAACCAAATCGTTCCCGTTTCCGGTCTGCTCTCTCCTTTTCTAGAACCTGCTCTAATTCTGCCGATGTATCGGCAAGCTTCAGAGTGGGCTTTCCTTGGCCCACTCCCAGCATTGCTTCTGTTTTCGAATTAGGGGCCGGCTGTTTCGTCAAGTTTTCAGCTCTATGTGGCATTCGCCCGCGCGCGATACTCTTCAAGGATGTCTGCGTCGTCTATAACGCTGCCCCGAAGCTCAGGGGTGTAATGCCTCGCCCAAGCGCCATTCTCCCAGTGGGTAATCGAAACCAATTCAGAGGCGGTCTTATTTCTAAGTGCCGCTACGCACTGGTCGATAGTATCGGCCTCGCTAGTTCCCGAAATATCTGCAACCGCGCCGAAGACATCTTGGATCGGTCTGCGGCCAAATAGAGAAACACAACGGTAAACGTTTGGCTGAACAGGACCGTAGTCCCAAGCCTCGAATGAGCCGTTGATAAGCTGTTGCCCATTATGCTCGCCCATATGCATCATATGAGCGAGGTAAAGGATTTTCTGCAGTTGCAGATTGGTAAACGTCCAGTCGCTCTGTTCGCAAACTCTGCGTGCGGCGGACAATACGCTTACTGCCATCATACACCCCCCTTCACGCGGGGATTATGGTTGAACACGTAGGACATGCTCTTTCCTCCGGCTAGGGTTCAAACATGATCAGCGTTCGCACAAACGCGAACACACCTCGTATGTCGAGGGCCGCGTCGCTTGTTTCCGATCTATCGCTGATATGGGCGTATGTTTCCATTTTGGCAAATGAATTCACTGATTCGAATTGGACAAAATAGCAACATCGTTGGAAATGCAGGTTTTCACGCGGCTAACGGAACTCCTGCGCCCCGCCTGCCTTGAGTCATCTCACCTCTGGAAAACGACGATGACAAACAAGCCGAACCCAGCCAAGCCGGGGAGCGACGAGCCGTTTGAGCCGTATCCCGACACGAGCCCGCAGCAGGACGACGCGCCTGAGCACCCGGATCATCCAGAGGACGGAGGAAAGCCCGCATGACCTCGAAACCGACGCCGACATACGATCCCAGCCATCCAGCACCCGAGCCGGGCGAGAACGCGCCACTGCCGGACGCGCCCGAAAACCCGACAAACTAAGAGCATGGCCTGAACCCTCCGAATGGTGGGTGCAAGTAGCAGTGGCGAGGTTAACTACGCGCTTGAAGCGGCGAGGCTACCGAGTGAACGGCAGATTGATACGCACTAGCTATAGTGGATAACGAACGAGAAAATCGTCACTTTCAGGATCGTCAAAGTAAAGCTGATCATGATCTGCGCCTTGAGCACTCTTGGCATTGGGCAAGATTACCCAGTGATGTACAGAACTTCTCTCTAGCCTCTTCGCCCACGCCTAGCACCATCACAAATATGATACACAAGAGCCCTGAGATGCTTGTGCTGGATTTCGTACGGCAGAGTATGAACGGTGCATGGTGCAGAAACGCAAGCTGGTGCGATCGCGCCACTCTGAGACGCGGTCGAGAACCAGACGAACTGAGCCAGGACGCAAAACGCCCCCGCGGATGACACGGGGGCGAATGTCTACCACAGACGCCTCACAATAGCGTGAGGAACGGGGCAGGGCAACCGTTGCGCGAGGGCAGGGCTCTTCGCGTCCACCCGTCTAGAGGCATAGATCCCAAATTATCTGCTTGGATATAGTACCGTATTTTGGTATCACTTCAGGTATGAAAGCCAAGCATCGCCGCACCCTCGAGCTGATCTTCAGGCGCCCGGTTTCGGGAAACGTCGCATGGAGTGAAATCGAGGCTCTGTTCGTCGTGCTGGGTGCCGAGATTTCCGAACGGGAAGGCTCTCGTATCGGTGTGTTCCTGTTTGGGGAAATCCGGGTCTTCCACCGTCCGCACCCCAAGCCGGACACCGACAAAGGGGCCGTCGCATCGGTGCGGAAGTGGCTCGAAGCAAACGGAGTAACGCCATGAACAACACGATGACCATCGGCGGCCATCAGGCCGTCATTCAGTTTGACCCTGAGATCGGCATGTTCCGCGGCGAGTTCGTCGGGCTGAACGGCGGTGCGGACTTCTATTCCGACAGTGTTGCGGGGCTTGCAGTTGAGGGTGAAGCGTCTCTCCGCGTATTCCTTGAGATGTGTGCAGAAAAGGGGATCGAGCCGGTGCGGCGTTATTCCGGAAAGTTTCAGGTGCGCGTGCCGGAGGGTGTTCATGCGCAGGCCGTGACTGCGGCCGCGGCTCGTGGGGTCAGTCTGAACCAGTTTGTGCAGGATGCGATCGAGCAGGCGGCACGGTGAGCGGCGAGAGCGTCTGAACCAAAGCGGAAAAACGATCAAAGGCCGATTTCTAACGCTGCGTAGGAGCTTGAAACCATCATGACTGTTGAAACTATCGTCGAGGGGAATTGTCCGAAATGCGGGGTCGGTACGAGAGCGACGATTAAAGCGCATTATCGCGAGAGATGGGATGACGACACGCTTTGGACGACTACCGACTGGAACATCCTAAAGTGTAATGGATGCTCGGACCAAACATACGTGCAGAAGATCTTCCACTTCTCCGAGGATGAGACTGAGGTGCAGCGCGCAGATGATGGCGAGCTATATGATTATCCCATCCCTCATATCGAATATTTTCCTGAGCGGGAAAGATACCCTCTGCCATCCTATATTAACGCTATCCGTTCTGATCACCCGGACGCTGTAGATCTAATTGAGGAAATTTACATGGCCTTCAACATGGGTATGTGTAGATCAGCTTCGGTGCTCATACGGACATTGTTCGACTATTGCGCTCTCAAAACCTCTACTCCGAAAGACACCTCCTTCAAGAAGAAAATCGAGCAGATGTCGGCATCGTTAGGTTTGAACGAACACGAAAAAGACACTATCGCCACGCTGGTCGACGCCGGTAACGCCACCGCGCACCGTGGGTGGCAGCCAACGTTGGGCGACATTGATGCGCTATTGCAGGTGATCAATCCCATCGTGGTGAGATGTCTAACGCAAGCCCCGTGCCTCGATAATCTCAAGGCCCGGATTCCAGCCAGAAAGTGAGAACGACTTATCGCAGTCGAGGCCTGATCTACGTGAGGGGAGTCAGATTTTCCAACTTGGTAACAAGCTGAGCGTACCCCCCTCAATACCCCACACTCATCCCCGGCACCTGGGCATTCGCCAGCCCGTCGAACGCCCCGGACTGAGCCCGGTTGGCGCGCCGAGCATCGTCCAGATTGATCTGCAGCATCGCTCGCCCGAGTTCGCGTTTGTCGAGGGTGAGGGGCACTGTGAGGTGAAGCGTCTGGCTCTGGGTGCGCTGCTCCGTTCCATATCCTGAATGCGTTGCGCCGTTCGATGTCCGATCGCTACGGCGCGTTGACCCGGCGTTCTCAGGAAAGACCCGCGCCGCATTCAGGCGGTCGATGATTGGAACATTCTCGTTTGAGACTTGGCGCGGGCCGGGCTTCGTTGGTGTGTAGCCGTCTATCCCTAGCTGGCGGTTAAGTTCATCTCTACCAAATTGAGCGTGATACTCGGGGTCGGCTTCGCGCCATAGCGGCCTTCGCGCGCGGTGGTGCTGCATCCATTTGAATGGATTGAAATCAGAAAGCTCGTAAGGGGCGTCGAAATACTTCGGCGCCTGCATCTCAGGATGCGCCTTGAGTTGTGCGGCGTGGTCGGCTTTGAGTTGGTCCTGATTTTTCCAAAGCATGGCAATGCCGACGAGTCCGACCAGTGCGGTAGAGACCGCGGTGATGCCTGCGGCGGCGGCAATCAAGCTCCCGCCCGCAGCCACGGCGCCCAATGCTCCCAAGCCAGTCGCAACCATCCCTAATGACGCGACGCCAACAGCGATCGTTCCCCCGACAACGGCTACAGCTCCTATCGCCGCAGCAAGTCTTATAATCATTCGCGTTGCCTCAGGCGATTTTGCAGCCGCCTGAGTGAGCGTATCAAGCCCATGACTGATGCTTTGCAGGAGGTGCGCGCCATCTTGTGCTGCGGGCAGCCCCAGGGTTTCCATAAGGGATGCCCATGAGTGGCGCATGTTCTCAAGCTGCTGGGTGTAGTTCTGCTGCGCGAGATCGTATGCACCAATTCCTGTCGCTTGCTGGCGCAGGGTCGCGTCACGTTCGACGCTGGTGATCTGCTGCACCATCAGTGCTGAGAACCTCCGCGCCGTCTCTGTTGGCAGCGCCTCTAGAATCTCCCTCCTGACAAAAGCGTCGTAGGTCTCAGTATTGCCCGGGCGGGTGGCGATGTTCGTGTCGTAGTCATGACGTATGGCGGGCGCGAGAACGTCCCTGATCCACGGGAAAAATCCGCGGTTCGGGTCATTCAACTCGTCTGCGCCTTTGACGCCGTCACGCCGGACAGTGACGACCCCTCCACGGCCTACATGGTAGCCATGCGCTTTGAGGTCGGCCCGCTGTTCCGGGGTCAAATAACCCATTTTCTTGATCGAGCCACCGCTTAAGATACCGAGCCGTTCCAACTCCCGTGCATTGTGATCAGGCATGATGCCGCCATAAAAAACACGCGACATCGCGGTTACGGCTGTGCCTGCTCGATAGCCGCGCATTTCCATTGCGGGCGTCATCATCATATTCCAGAAGGCGTCAGGCGTCATACCACGCGCCGTAACTGCTCCCATCTGCATGACATTTAGCAGGTCTTGCGGCTTGAGGTTTCCGCCCGACGCCTGGAGGGTACGCAACGAAGCGTCGAGATATTGCGCAAAGCGCGCCTCGTCGAAGTTTCCTTTATCATCGTAGCGCGCGCCGCCCTGCATCTCGATCGTACGGAATATCTCTTGCGATCCATGCTCACCATAGAGACTGCGAACGCGCAGGTAGTTTGGAAGGACGGCGTTGACCTCGCGGTAATCGTTGCCGTTTGGACCTGTGCCCACGATGCCACGCAGTTCGCGAATGGCATTCACGCGGTCAACGATGTCCGGGCCACGCACCTGGTTCATCGAGTTGTAGGCAACCGCCGTTTCCTGTGCGATCTGCTTCTGGGTCATGCCCGCCTGAAGCATGGCAGTCTGGGCGCGCTGTAGCTTGGCTCCTGCCTCGGCCATTGAATTGACGCCGTGCAAAATTGCCGAGCCGCCAAGAACTCCCACTAGCCCAACTGCGGCAAGCTTCGCGCGGTTCAGCCCGCGCTCGAGATCCTTCGCCGCCATGTTGAGGCCAAGCACTTTTGATGCCAGCGTCTGCAGTACTTGCGTGGCATTGTCGGTCATGCCGATCGCGACACCGATGCGATAGACGTCAGCCATATGCTATACTCCTGTCATGCGCCCATCCCGTGAAGAAACAGACGACGAATTCGATGATGGTGGAACGCCCATGTGGCGTCAGATGCAGGCCGACATGGCCGCCGAAATGCCGCAGCTACCGACCCGCAAGCGGAAGGTGGCGTCTATACGAAAGCCAACAGGTCAGGTGAGGCAGGTCGTTATTGCTGTGCCGAAGCAGAGGCACATTCCGAGAGGCAGAGACCCGAACGAAGCGTTCGTAAGGATATTGCTGCTTATCCTGTTCGGACCGTTTATTTTCCTGTTCTTCGCTACGCTCGCGGTGATCGGCTACATCATGATCAACGACGCGATAACCTCGTGGCTTGGGTTCTAGGAACCGTCAGGGCTCCAAAACGAAAAAAGCCCCCAAGGCGAACCATGGGGGCGTATACCTATCAAGGATGCCTCACCTTCGCGTGACCGCAGCCAGGCTTCGCCCGACTTTCAGGCGCTTCCTGAACGTCTGCATCGCACTTTCTTGCAGCGACCTGTCCTAGGCGTCCAACGCAGTTTGTGGAATTTTCAAGGAAAAACAGTTGGTTAGCAGGATCGGCAGGCTCGGAGATCTTCGCTCGCGAGAAAGAACCAACGCGTGTCGTCTGTACGGCGAGAGCCGCTTCAAGTTTCTTAAGAACAAATTTTATCGGAATTAACAAAGTATAGGATAAGAAAAACCAGTTACGACCCCACGCTCATCTGATGATAGAGCCGTGATCTCGATAAGGTGTCCCTGCGCAGAAACATTAATAAAAATATGCCGGAAGCGAGAACTCAAAATGCCGAACCAGATATTTTCTGATGGTGTCTATACACTCTCTGGTACCTATTTCACCGTGAGTGGTGGAAGTGCTCAGATAAAGCAAGGAGACCCGGAAAATATCGTTTCTGCAACGGTAAATGGGTGGTCTCTGACCTTCGCGAGTAAGAATGCCCCGGGGGTCACAGTGCGTTGGGACTACGACTATTCCTGGGGAAATCCCGATATTGGAATAATCATCTTAGGAGATACACACGGAGCGTATCATGTGCTCGTGATGGGCGATCAGGTCGTCGATTGGAACGCCTTGAGCATTCAGTACACTGGTCAAGGAGCAAGTACCGGTAGTCAAAACTACTTCACGCTTTCATACGGTGGAAAGCAATATAGTCTGACACAGGACGGTACCGGGACTGCACCGATTTCATTTACCCCCTGTTACCTGCGCGGCTCGATGGTGCGAACGGACCGCGGTCTTATCGACGTAGCGGAGCTGAAGCCTGGCACGTCCGTATTGGTCAAATCGGGAGAGCTAGAAATTGCTTCGCCGGTGATCTGGGTGGGTATGTCCATGGTGCGTGTCAGGGAACACGCGCCAACGGACATGTCAGGCTTTCCAATCGTCATCAGCCAAAATGCGCTGGGCGCAGGAATACCTTTCAAGGACATGAGGATTACCGCTGAGCACTGCATATACCTCAAGGGACACTTTATCCCGGCACGCATGTTAGTAAACGGTAATTCCATATTTTACGATAAGAGCGAAATATCCTTCCCTGTTTATCATTTCATGACCTCGAGGCATGGCATAGTCTCAGTTGACGGTGTGTGGAGTGAAACCTATTTGCCGGATGATAAAAACGTCTGGAAATTTCATGAGCAGCATGGCGGCTCACCGGTCGTAGCTCCCGCTCAGGGTTGGGAAACCGATGCTGCTGCTCCACTATGTTGTGAGCGTGCTTTCGTTGAGCCTATCTGGCGAGAGTTGAATGCTATTGCTGGGGCGCCTCCGATGAACTTGAAGACCCCGGTTACATCTATCTCTGAAGAACCAGATTTGAGATTATCAACCAAAAATACGACGATCGAGCCGAGTGAACGGCATGGCCATGAGTATGTCTTCCGAGTGCCGGCAGGAGAACAGGTGTGGATCGACAGCCGCCGCTCGAGGCCATGTGACGTTGTAGGACCTTTTCTGGATGATCGACGAGATCTCGGTGTCCTGGTCTCAGGTATACGGGTCTCGGATCCAGCAACAAACTCCATCACTGAACTTGATTTCCTAGAAGAAGGGTTGGACGGATGGCACCTCTCTGACAACGCAGGCCTAAGATGGACTAACGGCCACGCAGTTTTACCTCTTGCGCGCAGCACCTCAGCTGACTGGCTTGACATTCGAATTTCCGTCGCAGCGACCGTGGCTTACCAGAATTTGTCTCGAAACTGAGCAGATCCAGTATCGGCATCGCAATGATCGCTACCAAGGTGGCAGATCAGATTGAGACGTAAGGTCGATGAGAGCGGGGTATACCTGCGTCCCGCAAGCTCGACGCAGGTATGTACGTCAGGCGATTGCAAGGCGCTTTTTTGCGTTGCGTCGCTCCATTCGCGCAGCGGCGCGGTGGAGAAACCTTTACATCCGTTCAAGCAGCGCGCATTCTTCCTCGATTTCGCTCATGACGCTGCCTCCTTCGGGCGGGAGAAAGGGCGCGGTGACAATTCCGTCCGGCCTTTCTTTCCCTTGGGGGCAAGAGTGCCTTGCCCGGTCATCTTGTCCATGTGAGCGCGGATCATCTCTGCGCCCTCAAACTGCATCCAGCGGGGGACGACATCAACGTGGAACAACTTGCGTTCCTTGTCGCGGTTCCATCGGATCGATCCGCCCATGTCGTTGCGCAGGAGCCAATTAACGCAGCGGCGTGACATCTTGCGGATCAGGTCACCGCGGCCCTTTTGCAGCACCCCGGCGTTTTCAACGAAAAAGCGCATGGGGCGATAATCGGTGGTGAAGCCCGCCGATGGGTCATACGCCGTCATCGCGGTTTCAAGTCGCTCGACCAGCGTGGCCAAGCGCGCTTCTTGGGCGTCCATCCGGGCGGTGACCGGCAGCAAAGCGCGATTTATCACGGCTTTCGTGATGCCACCGTGTTCGCTACGGGTAAGATGATCGCCAGCTGCGATCACTTTGCCGAAGAAGTGATTGAACAGGACGCGGGCGCATTCAGTCTGGTAGCGGATGACTGTTGTCCTCACCTCATCCTTGAGGCGGTCGGGATGGATGGTGGCAAGCCAGAAGTTCAGAAGGTCGAGAGAGAGGCAGGTGCCGTCCTGTTCACCACCGTCTGAAGGTATGGCTGTAACAGCCACACCTTTGGAGAGGACGGGATGAGCGTTCAGCTTTTTGCGCTGAAAGCTCCAATCCAGCCCCATACTCTCAACGATGGGCTTCATCGCTACGAGGGTATTTTCAGGCCGGTCGCCCGCAATTGCGACGAGCTTCGCGCCGTGGAAGTCGATGGTGGTGAGAGCGTTGGTCATGCCACGTCTCCTTTACGAAAGCGCTCGAGCAGAACAGCAGATGAAAACCAACCATCACCCTCAAGGATCTCTGCGACCTCCTTATCGAAGTCAGCGGCAGCGTATTTGCCTTCAGCCCTCATCTTGCAGGCCACCACGATCTCGGCGATCACCTGGTTGCGGCGTATGGCTTCCTTGGTAAGCGCCTCATGCGACAGGGAGGCGAGCCAGTCTGCATCCGCCAAAGGCTTTGCGCCATCAGGCGTGTTTGTGCTATCTGCGGTCATCGCAGTGTCCTTTCAGGGGCATTGTTCAGAGGCGACGGGGCTGCTTTCCAGGGCCGGACCCGTCGCCTTTTCTTTTTGCGTAAGAGCCGCGCCAAGCAGCTCATTTATCTCCGCAGTCAGGCTACGCACACTGGCGGCAGCCGATCTACGCAACGCCTCGTACACATCTGGCCTCAGCCTCAATGTCATTCGAGGACATTCTTTGAAGGGGGTAGTGATTTGGACCTCCCATCTCGCGACACCATTGTCGTGTCTTTTCCTCGCACGACACCATACTCGTGTCAACTAGATACGACACGAAAATAGTGCTATCGCCGTCACTGCAGCAGGATCGAGCTTATGAGTGACGAAGACAGATATACCCGGATTACGCTACGTATACCGAAGGCATTAACTGCGCAGTTGAAATCCGGCGCTGATGAGCGGTCGCATTCGATGAATGCCGAGATAATCCGCCGCCTTGAGGAGACGTTCGAGCCTCAGAATTCTTTAGAAGTGTTCCAAAAGTATGCGCCGCAAGTATTCGTAGACGTTGATGACGCAAGATTTAATCTAAAGATGGCCGAGCATTCTCTACAAGCGGCTAAAGAGCATTGCGCGGCAACCCTAGCCTCCGACGAGGCTAGCGATCTTGAGAAAGAATTTGCACGCCTCGATGAACGTCGAGCAGCTAGGCGATACCAGGGGCTACTCGAGCTTTACGAAAAAATTAGGAAAGAAAAATCAGTTCAACTATCTGCAGAATACAAATTTAAAGGCCGGAGCGTGCGCGTTGTGACGCACTCAGTCTTGCCGGACGGTACGTATTTTGTTGAGTGGGAAACGGTTGACGACGGCCCTCACGCCAGCGGTAGGGCCTCTGAGTACACGTTTACTAGTGAGGCGGTCCGTATCGGCTGATCCGCCTGACGCTGGCCACTTACCGTCTTCGTCTCTTTTGGCCTGAAGCTAGCAATTGATGCCAAGGCATGGCGTCGACTCAACTCCGCCCGTAAAAATCCTAACGAGGTGCAAAGCGGGATACATCCCGCCAGGCCCGCACACTCATTTGGCATCTTACCGGCTCACGGATTCGCGAGGAACGCCAGGCCCAGCTTCGAGGCGGCCCGTCGCGATGCGTCATTTATCAATGATTCCGGTGTGGCATGACATTGAGCAATGGTCTCGGCAAACAAGTCAGGCGCATTCTGTCTAATCGCCTCCGGGTCGATGCCAGCTTCGACCGAAACCGAGATTAGGAACACCAGATTGCCATGTCGTTCTTCGGTGGTCTTCGCCTGATGCGCGTCGATGAAACCGAGTAGGTCTTTGCACGCGCTTTTGGAGCTCAAACCAGATGCAAGAAGGTTGGTGGCCTGAGCATCAATCGCACTTCGGCTCTCGGCGTCAGAAGGCAGAGATAACGGGTTCTCAATGGTTCCTTTTATTACAGCATTGAGCGATCCGGCAGATCCCGCCCATTTGATGGGGATGGTGTCGTGATCGAAGGACGTATCAAGCTTGTTGCCCCTCAAAATCCCGTAGAGTTGGTAATAGACCGCATCGGCCTGAGTGACTGTCGCCTGCCTAAATTTCCAATCCTTAGAGAGAAGTGTACGTGCAGCAACCGAACCGCAAAGGCGCTCCTCGGTGAGTGTGAGCGGGACCGTGGTGACAACGGCGGCGCCTGGTGCCGCTACGGACATATCCATATCGATCATATTGTTGCGCCGAGCCTGTTCCGCAGCGTCGGTACCGGACCATGACAGGGGATGGGAATTCTCAGCGAGGTTTTTGTCATCCCGAGGATCTTCTGGCGGCCCGAAGTAATGACCGCCCCACAGGAAGACGGCTCCCTTCGGAACAACGATCTTGCCGTGGTCAAACTGCGACTGGAAATCTGAGGGATAGCGCGGATCTTCTCGCTTTGCGCACACGATCAACGAATTGTCCGGCACCCCACGATAAAGCGCGGTGTAATCGGATCCTTGGGTGACATCATAGGTAACTGACGGACTCGCCGCTTGGGGTGCCTCCTCATCGTGATGGCGGACAAGCACTGATTCAGTGGGTCGTGTAGGTTGAGCAGCGTCGGCCTGACGTTCATCGGAAATCGCCGGCCCGGATTGCGGCCAGAGCGATTGGCCGATCAGAAATATGCACAGCCCAGCAAGCATGGTCGCAATGCTGGCCAGTATGATGGTCGAAGCCTTCTTGAATTTTGCGCCCACGTCTTTCTCCCTCTTCATGCGGAGAATGCCACCTAGGCCTTCGGTCTGAAAGGAGTAACGGGTACTCCCCATCCAACGGTAGAATCCATCCGCTACGCCATCACCAGTCAGGCTGACAAGAAAGCGGCGTCCAACAGTCTCGCCCACGCCGCGTTGGACGTTACCCGCCACACCCTCGACCGGCACGCCCTAACCAAGGGCGAGTTCAGACCCACTGGTGAAAAGCTGCCGGCACGAGAGAAATAAATTGTGGTCGTCATCGATGACGAACACTGCCGTTCGACAAAATCCAACCGGGCGAAAGTTTTAGAAGCCAACCGTCTCCAGTATAGTCGTCGCCCTTAATGGTTGAGGGACCAGCGACGGATGCCGATTTCCAGTCGTTCGAAATCAACACTCCTTGCCGGACTGTAAGGGTGCCCCAATCGTCACGAATGATTGCGGTGGGGTAGACTGTGCCCGACGGCGGCAAGGCAAAGACAGTCTGCGGGTTGAACTCGATCTTCATGTGAATCAACGGCACTCGCAACACGGGGCCGTCGGCCAGAGCCGACTGCCACACTGCGGCCTGGCGGGCATGAGCGTCCGCCTTCGCAGTCTCCTGGCGCTGAATGTCCGCATAGCCGTAACGATCGCGGATCGACATCACCTGCGGCAAAGCGACGTTGCCAATGGCACGATGCAACATCTCACCAAGATCGCTGCCCGGCCGCACCTTTTCCCGCCAAGCAGGAGAGAGGCGGTCCAGTAACAGGCAGTAGGCTGGGCCAGAGGCATAGGCGAAACTCCGCACATACCCGTCGCGCTGATCGTATGTTGAGAGGGTGTCGATCGTTGATGGTACCGCCTTGCTGCCGGCGCCGAGACGCTTGCCGGTATATTCGGCGATGCCCTCCAGCATCTCCAACGCATTCTCCCGTTCGGCCGCGTCCTTCGTCAAACCGCGACGGAGCTTTCGGAAAGCGAGCGCGTCGCAGATCGCGGAACGCTGTGCGTCGCCATCAGTTCGTAGCGCCAACGCCAGTGCCCGCCATTCGAGGCGAAGGAGCATGCGCCCATCATACGTGTCGAGATGATCCGGTAGGTCTGCCTTCGGCGGAGGGAGGCGGGCGGGCTGGATGCGGTGATACGATTCATGCATCAATAACGTGTCACGCGCGACCATGTCCGACGGCAGCGGCAGCAAGACCATTATCCAGCGAATTCCGGCCCAGTTGATCGAGGTGTTGGCGATGCTGACGTCCGGGGGGAGCGTCCCGGTGAACAGCGAGCCCTCTGCCCGCAAATCATGCTCAGTCGTATTCCTGTCCGCATAGAGAGTTCGCGTTTCGGGATCGACGAGCATGATCGGTCCGCAAATGCTCAGCCCCCATAGCCGGCCGGCATCGTGCTGACATAAGTCATGCTGTTCGGTGATGGCCTCGCTTGCCACCTTCATACTGCTACCTGACATGGACTGCGCCGATGCAGAAGCGGCGATACACCCAGCGACTCCAGCGATCGTACACCATAGCTGCCGATGATTTTTAGTACGCACTTGCCCGCATTTCCTTCCTTGGTTGGAGGTCTCTAGCGCGTAGATGTATTTTGCCTGTGCCGCCTTGGTACCCTAAGTCATTTTCGAGACACGATCGCAATAAAATCTCAATCTACGGTAAGATATGGAAGATAGCGTGGCGCGGATCGTTGTGGTGGAAGCTGACGACAGTGTTCGTGACGCGATCGACAACCTGCTCGACAACGCGATCAGGTACGCCGGAGGTGCCTTCCTGTCGCTGGAGGATGGGGTTAACGAGGTGTGCATCCACGGCGACGATCGCGGTCCCGGCATACCGGCCCGCTTTCACGCTTAGCGTGCGTTACATACCAATCTCTCACCGCTCCCCATCCAGCGGCAAAGCCCCATTCGCCACCCCGTCACCAGTGAGGCTGGCAACAAAGCGCCGTCCAAGGGTCTCGACCACCTCGTCGGTCTTTCTGATGAGAGCTCCAGCCAGAACCGTGCGGGGCGGCTGCTTCTCAGTTCCAAGCTCAAAATAGACAAGGTTCTGATCGTCCGAGCCAATACGGGCCTCGGAGCCCTCAACCCGGTGGTTGATACTGTCGCGCATCGTGCCGGAGCGCAGGCCAGGGTCATTCTCGGTGAAGCCTTGGCGAACACGATCATCCTTGGTCGCATCCGCCAGTTCCGCCCATGGCACGAATGGCCCTGCCTGCTCCTGATAATGCCCAATCTCGGCCTTGGCCTCGTGCTCGACAATGCGTGCGGCTTCTTCGAGTGCGTTCCGGGTGCGATGCTCTACCGCAAGAGCGGCCTCACCTAGAAAGGCGGCAAAGGCCTCAGGGGTGAAATCACGCATCGTCGCGCCTCTCGAACTGCATCTGGTCCCAATCAAAGCGATTGCCCTCCATTTCAGAGAAGGCAATCGCGTGGGCCATAACCTCAGCGTCGGTCAGTTCTTCAGTTGCCGTGAGGTAAGGCACCCCATTCTTTACGAGCCAGAGCCGGTCTCGGAAGCCTGGGGCGCCGAAGAGTTTTTTGCCTCTTCAGCAGCCTTTTCCTGACGAGCCTGCATCCACTCGATCGCAGCAGAAGCCGCTTCTGCATCCACGCTGTCCCACAGGCCGTCGATGTCGTTGAGTGACGAAATGCGCGGCGGCAGGGGAACGCCATCAATCGCCACGACGCTCGCTCGGGCAATCGTGGCTGTGGTCCAGAGATTGGCGCCGAATGCCTCGCCACTGAGGCGCGCCAGACGCGACATGGCGCTTCCGACAACCTCACGCACTTCGATTTCACGCCCCTTGGCGTCTTTGATGGTATCGGTCACGAGATCTTCGTCCTTGTGCTGGCGTTGAATTCGAGGCGCTGGGAGGTCTTATTTTCAGATTGCCAGCGACCGGCATCCGAGAGTCTGACCGTGCAACCCGCGTACTCCCATGTCGTCGTGGAGCCATCCTTTTCGGTGATGTATTGATAGATGGTTCCTTGGCCGATCGTGCCCGCGTTCCAGAACGCAGCCTCTTTCGCGGCGATAAGGCTGTCCAGATCGGCAGAACTGCGATCCACGTCGAACTGACCGCGCCAGCCGTTCTCGATATCCGTGAAGATGGGAGGCGAGTTGAGAGGAGTGCTGTTGACCTGATGGGTCTGTTGCTGGCTCTGGAAGCCAGTGACAATCGGCATATTGATCTTGGTGCCGTTCCAGAGCAGGACAACCTGACAATCCCGCCCGACATTGAACATGTTGGCCATCAGACGCTCCCGCTAGCCGAGGCGATCTGCACGGAGGCGCCGCCCTGAAGGTTGAGAATGAATTTCTCGTTGATCCCCTGGTACTGCACGGCGATATCGGCCTGGACGTAGCCGAGTGCGGTGCGGGTGACGGGGTTGTTCGTGCGATCACAGATCACGGTGTAGGGCAGGGCGCCATTGACCGTCGCCAGCTGACCCTGACCCAACATGCCGGACAAGAGCCCGAGAATGGTCGCGCGGATCTCTGAAAAGAGCGTGTCATTGACGACAGCGCCCACATAAACACCCATGCCGCCTGCCAGCGTCGTGGCAAGGTAGTTGGTCATGCGCGTGTAGCTGTCGGACTGCACGGTGGCTGTCAGGCTGGTGTTGTGGCCCGATCGACACGCCCAATAGGCACCGCCCGGCGCGGGGTTGGCAATCACGTCCAGACCGGCACCGATCAGGGCGGAGAGCTCTGCCGTCGAGTAGGTCGTCGTGCCGCCTGCGCTGGTCTGGCCTGCCTTCTGGCTTCCGGCAACGCCCGCAAGCTGCTTGTTCAGGCTGGCATTCTGCGGACCCAAATTGGCGATCACGCCGGCTGCAAAAGCCTGCGGAGGGGCAAGCATGAGCCCGTTCGTGTCGTCGTTCCACCACAGCCAGTCGCCGTGCATGACCTTGAGCGCGTAGGAGGCGCCACCCGAGGCCGCCATAGCCGAGACCGCGGCGGAAACGCTCATGCCGGCTGGCATGCTGCCGACCATGTAAACGCCCTCGCCAAGGCCGAACGCCGCCTGCGTCGAGAAGGAGCTCGTGTCGGTCAGGCCATGCAGCACGCCCAGGGCGCAACCCTGACCGCGCAGGGCGTACATGCCCGTTCCGGCACCGGATACCGAACCATCCGAACCGATGAAGGCGGTTGTGCCTGGAGTTACGCCATTGGTTCCACCGGTGAGGGCGACTGTCGCAGGATAGGTAGGCTCCGTACCGGGTGAGGCAACAACCGCAAGGATGCCCAGCTTGCTCGCAGCATTCACCGCACTGACGATCGCCTGCATCGAGGCCAGAACGCTGGTCTGGATAGCGACCGAATAGACCTCGGCAGTCTGGGCAAACGGCGCGCTGAGCGTGACCTGATACTGAGTGGCGGTTTTCTGCACCGTCATCGACAGGGCGTTGCCCGATGTGCCGGTGTATCGCGCCGTGAGGTTCAGCAAGCCCGTCAACGTGCCTGTGGCCGCCGTGTCCGTTCCATCGGTCACACGCACGCAGCGGAAGTCAGAGGCGCCTTGCAACGAGGCGATATTGACCGCCAGCCCCAGATCGGTCGCGGCTGCCTGCTTGGGGCCGAAGGCGGCCAGATAGTCGCCCATGCCGCCAATGATGACGGGCGTGTTGACCGGGCCCCATGAGGCCGTGCCGACAATGCCCACGCGCCCCGATGTCACGCCGTTGAGCAGCGTTTGCGGCTGCACGATCGAGACATAGAGATCGGGCACAGTAAGTGCGGTCGTGTTCAACTGACCGCTTTGATAGATCCTCGACATGAATCAGCCTCCAAGGGATGCGGCACTGACCCGCGTGCAGTGATTGACCTGCCCGGTCGCCTCGATTTCAGCGATCGTCGCAGCGTCGGTGATCGGCGCAAAAGCCAGGCAGTCCTTGCCGAACACGGTCAGGGGCTCGCGGGGGATGTAAGCGTAGTCAGGCGCCGGGCTGACAGCTGCGGGCTTGGTAGTTGTCGCGCCCGATACGGTCGTGCTGGCCGCCGGATCGGCAGACGCAGCCCCGCTGCCCCCGCTCGATAGCGTGGTTGTGCCGCTCATGAATTATCCTCGAAGGGTGAGTGAGAAAGAGGCGAGGGGCGTCAGTACCGTCCCTCAGGAGGCGTCATTGCAGGCCGTCAGGGATGACAGACCCGAATGTCTGGATCACAGGGCCATCAGGCGTCTGGACATGCACCACACCCGCGCCAAAGAGCATCTGCGCTGCGGCTTGGGTCTGCGTGGTGTCGTAAATCACGTTGAAGCGCATATCGCGCCGATAGAGGCTCTGCGCCTGCATCGTGTCGATGTCAGCGGATCCGGCGAATTTGAGTTGGCATTGCGCCCCGTCCGAGGCTGTAAACCACGTCACGCCAGACAGCGCCCCATCGAGGGCCGAGCCGAGCGCATCGCGCCCCTCAGGCGCGCCCGACCAGAGCGTGACCAGAAAGAGTTGCTGCTGACGCCTGGTGATGCGCATTGCCGTGCCGGTCCCGCCCGTGGCTGGCGTAAGGCCGAACGCATGCGGAATGGTGAGGGTTGGCCCCTGCGTCGTTGCACCGGGAAAGAGAGCGGCCAGAGCGGCTGCAATTGTTGCAGATGTGTCTGATGGCTGCACAGCATGAACAGCGGCCAGCCGGTCGGGGAAGGGTGCGTTCGCATCGGCGCGAACCTGAAGCCCAACATTGCCGCCCGGCACCGACCCGGCTGCGATCGACACCGTCGCTGTGTTGCCCCGGACATTCAGCGATACAGTAGGCGCCGTGATCGGCCCCGTTTCGCAAGGCCAACCCAGAGGCTCTGGAATGGTCCGATACGCGCCCTGCACCGGCATGACGAGCACATAGTCAGTCCCGCCCTGAGGCCCGCATATGCCGGACATGACAGCCTCGGTCAGCCACCCACGCTGGATGATCGTTCGGCGTCCAGAGAGCGAAGCGGCGTTCGTACCATTCTGGTAGAGCGCGCTCGCGCAAAGCTGTGCCAGCCCTGTCGCAACGCTCGAAATATCAGACATGTCAGACCTGCTGTGTGACCATCAGGCATTCATGCCCGTATTGCGAGGAAGCAACGCCGGTGATCGTGTAGGCCTGCCCCGCCTGGGTCGCGACCGTCATGTAGGCGGTCGGGAAGAAGTCAGGCATGACCGGTAGCCGCATGAGAAGCGCAGCGGCTGGAAGCGCGCCGGGCGTTCCCGTCTGAGGCACATAGCCACGACCGGGCTCACCGAACCATGCAGGCCAGCCGGTGGCCAAAACCACAGTCCCGGCCGTCGCCCCGCCATATCCCGGCTGATACCCTGCCAGCGGGCAAGAGATGCCTCCTGAGGATGGCCCTGACCCTGCACCCGGTGCGCCCGATAGAGTGACCGTCGCATTGCTCAGAATGGCCTGTGCTGGTCGGAAAGGCTCGAACCGGGTGATGAAGAACGTACCCTCGTTGGGCAGTACGAACACATCGCCCGGTGCGACATCAGTCGTATCGAAAAGGCCATACGCGACCGGCTTGCCCCATTGGACGGGACGCCGGAACGCGAATTCCGGGTCATCGTTGAATGTTGCCATCACGAGCGCATAAGGTTCGGGCTCGCAGGGCATCGTCAGACAGGATGGCCGGTATTGCTGCGCCACTGACCCAAGGCGCTTTGCTGCCTGCCCGTATCCGCGCGCTACATGGCGCTGCATAGCGGTCTGGCATACGCCCTGGTTGATGGGTGGCATGGCGCTTACTCTTCAGGCTGGTCAGGCGGCGGCAATTCGGGCGGCAGTTCTTCGGGCTCGGCGTCGGATGCGGCTGCGGCGACCGGTGCGGGCCAAGCGTCGTGATAGGCCGCCATCTCTGGTCCGAGTGCCGCCTCGCGTCCGCCAGACGCCGACACATTGCCGTTGCGATCAACCAGATGGCCGATCATGGCCCCAGCGCCAGTCACCTTGAGAGCACAACGCCCAGTGAGCGGCACCTTGCCGACAACAGCCACAGGCGCATTTTCGAACGGCGCTGCGCGATCGTCGTAGGTATGAGCAACGGCGCGCACCGTACCATCCTCGACCAGTGCCCAGGCGATGCGGGGAAGGGCGAAGCCATTGGCGTTCGTGATGATGGGATCGTCTTTATAGTCCATGCTCGACCTCACACGATGATGCGCCCCGCCTGCCCGTAAACGCCGGGCCCCACCGGGGCACCGAAGAACGCACAAAGCTGCTGACGCCAGTAATTGTAAAGGGCCACCCGGTCGGCGACCTCGAACCGGTTGTGCTTCCAGACCGCCGCCTGATCGGTATCGAGATTATCCGACGCGCCGTAGATCGCCTGCTCGAGGCTGATGCAGTTCGTCAGGTAGGATCGAACCTGCGCCAGTTCGGCGGGTGACATGTTCTGGAAACGCCACTCGTTGAACCCGTAGGCGGCGAAGAAGCGCCACGACTGCTCACCCGAACTGATGCCGCCAAGAGCTGGATAGCCCATGAAGCGGCGGCACATGACCAGCTCATCGCCGGTAAACGGAGTTGTTACAAAAGCTGGCGCCGGAATGGGGGTCAGTGATCCTGACATTCCATGATCTCCCAGGACGCGCCACGCTCGATCAGGAGCGCAACCGTGGCGGGATTGGTGACAACCTCGCCAGCAGGCCAGTGAAAGACGCCCTTGTTATGGACGCTCTCGATAAAGCCGTGCGGCGCGGTCAGGCGAATGGCCCGAGACTGAGGAAGCACCGTTTCCGACGCCTCCCCATGCTCTGACAGATTGCGCGGACGCCGTGCCATCAGTCTGAAACGATCTGGTCAGTTCCGAGGCTCTCAATCACGATGCCGCGCTTAAGGTAGCTGTTGGTGGCAGTCGGAATAATGTCCGGCGTTGCGGTAGTATCGGTCGGCAAAGCGAAGCCGCCGATCCAGTACCACGACTGCGCGATGATCTGCTTCAGTCGATCAAGAGGCTCGCGCGTCACCATTGCGACGCTATCGATCATCTCGATCAGCCCCTCTTCCATGCCGGGAATGTCGGAATGGCCCGTGTTTTGGTAATCGCCCTCGACCAGCGCGCCCTTTCCGACAATCAATGCACGGTGGATCGGGCCTGCACCAAGAGACGCCTGCTGCGGCGCTTCAGTCGTATCGATGAATCGAGTGCCCAGCAGCTCAATGATCTGACCGTCACGGTAGGAATCAGAGTTGTAAGCGCCGCGATACAGCTCCTTGAAGTCTGGATCACGGAACAGTGCCTGTCTCTGGATCGGGTCCAGATAGCAGTTATACAGACCATCTATTGTCGGCACATTGTTCGAGCGCAGCGTAGCCACGGCTGCGTTGACATCCTGAATGCCGAGCGTATCGCCAGACTTGAATGCTGCGGAAGTGGCGCGCCCGTTCGTGCGTAGCACCAGCGGGGCAGTTGCGGCGCGAACCGCCTGACCTGCGGTGCCATCAGATACAGCGACATTCGCAGAGAACACGAGGGAGCCCGAGATACCGTTCGGCGCAGTTGAGACAGAGGGTGCATCAAGCAGAACACCGACCAGGGTATAGACGCCAGATCCGACCGTCACTGTCATGCCATTGGTCGCGCTGACCGGCACAACCTGGCCATTCAGCAGCACATTCTGGAAGCCGCGGATATCGTCGACCTTCACTGTGCTGCCAGCGGCCCCAAGCGTGGTGGTCACTCGCGTGTTGCCGCCGAGATAACCGCCGACACCGTTCTGGCCGCCGCCAAACAGCGTGTTTCGCGCAAGCCGATCAAGCGATTGCATCGCCTGGATGCCATTGGTATGGGCGTTCGCGAGGAACTGATTGGCGATGCCGACGCCAGACGTAACCATGTTGAGGTCGATCGTGTCGCCATACTGGTTGATCGTCAGCGTGTATTGCTCGACGCTCCAGCCGCCCTGAGTAAGGCCGTTATCGAAATTGGTGTTGGCGGCCGGGTTCAGCGGCGTGGTTACTGGTGTCTTGAGACTCTTGCGTGTCTTCGTCAGAGTTTCACCGATCTGAACCGGGAAGAGCTCGCGATCCGCGACCGCACGGAAGCCGAGTTTGGATTGCAGCCCGTTCTGGAATTCACGAGCGAGAAAGCCTTGCTGAATGGCCGCCGCCAGATTGGCGGGGAAATTTTCGATACCCATTGGGGCGTGTTCCTGTGTCTGTTGAATTGGTAGGGCGTGCCATCAGGCACAGTCACGCCCAGCATCAGCCAAGCGGGGAAAGGAAGTGTCAGGACGCGAGGAACTGGCGCTTCCGCGCCTCGTAATCCTGCGTCGCCATTGTGCGAGCGTTGACCGGCTCGGGCTTGCCCGGTTGGGGCGCGGGAGCGGTACGGGTCGTTCCTTGCTCTGCGCCGGTTCTGGGTGGTTCGCCGAACAGATAGGCCTTGCTCTCCTTGGCGGCCTCGAGGACTTCGGCCAGCCCCTCAAACGCGCCATCCTCGCTGCGCTTGACGGCAGAGAGATCGAGCAGGCGCACCACGTCAGCCGGGTCATGAGCGCCCAAACGGGTCGCAATCGCCTCGGCCTTCGCGTGCATCAGGGCCTTGTCGCCAGCCGAGCGCAGTTCGGTCATGGCCGTCTCGTTCTCGGCGCGAAGAGCGTCATTTGCAGCGGTGGCTTCGGCCAGCTTGGCGTCATGCTCTGCGCGCTGCTTCTCCATCTGGCCCTTGAAGCCATCACGCTCCTTACGGGCGCGGTCGGCGTCTTCCTGGACGCCCTTGAGTTCAGCACGCAGCGTCTTGAGGTCGGCGCGTGCGCGCTCAAGCTCCCGAACGGTGTTCGGGTCGATTTCGGTCGATTCAGACATCTGTCTCTCTTTCGGGGTGCGGCATCAGCCGCGTTTACGCCTCGACCTGATGCGAGAGCGTCTTGCCTGTGGTGGCATCCTTGCGAACCGTGTCGGCGGGCTTGGCCACGCGCTCTCCATTCGCAATTTCTTCTTTGATTTTCGCCCACTCCTCGGATGCGTCGGCGACGCCGATCCGGGCGGCGTAGATCATGCAGGCAGTCTGGTTTGCGATCAGCCCGCCATCCACCGCCGTCACGAGCCCTTGGGCCAGCGCCAGCAATTCGGGCTCAGTCGGGTCGAACCAGGGCGGCCAATGCAGGCAGAGACCAGCAGGATCGAGATCCTTGAATCGCTCGCCATTGATCAGCACGCCATCAGCCAGAGCCGAGGAAAACTGACAGACCATACGAAGCAGACAAAGCAGCCCGCCCTCACCGTAGGACTGCCTGAGCCGATCTGTCAGCCAGATCAGCGGCAGACACATCATCTCCATGGCCCGGCCTGACTGCGCTGCGGAAAGCTTGTCAGAATGTGCTCGGTTGCCGTGCAGCTGCTCGAGCACAAGCGCACGCAACTCCCGGTAATGGGTCAGGACCGCATCAGCCGCCGCACCGTTGATCTCGAGCAGCTTGGCGTCGCCGTCAGGCGGCAGGGTTAAAGCCGAAGCAGCACCACCCTGTCGCGCCGGGGCTCCTGAGTGGTCAGAGCCCGCCTTGAGCACGAGCGTCGGATCGGACGCGTATCGCAGGCCGCGACCACCCTGAGAGAGCAGGTAATCGGCCTCGATGACGGTATCGATTGCACGCTCGAATGTGCAGGCGCCGTCTATGTCGCCAGACGCGCCGCCAAGATTCTTGATCCAGACGATCGGCACGAAGCCGAGGCCGTGCCTGCTTGATAGCTTGTCATCGACGGCAGGCGCCTTGGTATCTGCGACCGGATGGGGTTGCATGATCTCGCAATCCTGCGCCGTCCATGTCCTCTGCCACCAATATTTCGCACCCTGCATGTCATTCGGGATCGCATGCCCCGACGCAGCAAGATCCTTGCCCGAGACAATGTACCGCTCCCGAACCGAGACAAGGCGCCCGAGAGCGTCCCATTGAGGCGTGAGATAGGCTGTGTCAAGCAGCGTAGGAGCCAATTGGCCGTCGATTGCCTCCACCAGGATCGCTACAGAGCCGACCGATCCGCGTGTTGCAGCCTCGACCATCAGCGGGCGAAGACTGACGCAGCGCGCGAAAGCGTTGAGCGCCTCGCTCGTCTTCTGGTCTGTCGCCCTGAAACTCGGCCAGTGAGTATCCCCGAAAAGCAGAGACACGCTGTCATCTACTACCGTGCGGCAGAGGTTGGTACGCACAGAGGGACGGCGGCGGGAGAGGGGAATATATTCACCTGCGCCCGAATGCTCTTCGGAAAAATCATGGGGCAGCACGTCATAGAGCGTGCCATCCAGGACGCGGCCAAAGCCCAGCAGGCAAGCCGCCCGCGCAGGCAAGCCCTGTGGGGTATCATAGCGCGCCCTGAGAGACTGCCAGTCCATGCGAATACCTTATCGTCCAAAGATAGGTGGTGCGGGCGCCCAGGCGGCGGGGCCGCTCTGTTTTTCGAGCATCAGTTCCGTCAGTGCCCAGACCAGCGCATCCGCCCGGTCAGGCGAGCGAGCGCCTTGGAAACCAGAGGCCGAGAATTGGCACATCTGATCCTCGAGATCGGGAAATCGCCCGTGATGTGTGACCTTGCCTTGCTCGTAGAGTGCGGCAATCGGTTCAGCGCGGGCGTATTTGCCGCGAGAAGCCGTCACCATCTTGATCGGCGCGGTTGCCCTAAGTGATCGTATTGTCTGCTCGACCATCGCGCCGCCAAAATTGCGTTCGGCGATGATCCGGTCGGCTTTCCAAAGATCGAGCGCATCAAGCGCAACCTTTGCCCAGCCTGCAGGCCCAGCGCGGCAGGTCAGGTCAGCCAGCACATGGCCGCAACCCTCACGATCAATGCCGCAAACAGAGATGCCGATTTCGTCCGAACGATAATCTTCCTGACCCGAACAGCCGGAGGGATCGACCGCTACGACGATGCGACGCATATCCGCAAGGATGGCAGCACGATCGGCATCAGTGACCGCAGGGGCCCGCTTGATCCGATCCAGCGTCCAGAGCGCGCCGTCAATCGCCGTCTGATAATTCCCGAATAGGAAGCGTTGGCGCTCCTTCTCCGGCAATGCCTCCAGCTGGGCGAGATACTCAGGCGAGAGATTGTCCCGGTTCGCGTCCGGGTTAATCTGCATCGTCGCATAAGACGCCGGATCGGGCAGGGGCTCACCGCCTTTCGGCTCTATCCGACGCTCGAACAGGCTGTAGAGCCAATGCGAGGTCGTTGGCGGGTTGGCGTCGATATATTCCTTGGCGACCAGCTTCGTCTTCTGCGCCAGACGCGTCAGGAGCATGTTGCGAGCGCCATAGCTGATCTGACTCGCCTCGTTCAGGTAGACCGTGGCGAATTCCAGACCCAGGATCTTCTCGGTCCTGTCCGAGCTATCGAGACCGTGGAACAGGATCTCGGAGCCGTTCGGCAGGCTCACGAACCAGTCAGTTCTGTTCAGCGTGTATGGCAGATCGGGAAAGCAGAGGCGCATGACCTTCGGAAAGGTATCGCCGATGATCGTGTGTTTGAGAGCGTTGAACCGGTGTCGGAAAATCCCGTGCCGCGAACCCGGGGCCATAACGGCGCGGATAACGATTGCCCGGACTAGCAGGAACGTCTTTCCCGAACGCGACCCGCCACGCAGCAGGATGTGCGTTGCAGGCGAGCCCAAGAGCCGGTTGGCCTCAGCCTGCGCAGGATTGAGCGTTGCGACCATGCCTCAAAGCGCGCTGTCGTCCGGTGTGATGGTGATTGCGACCGATCCCGACTGCTTCACGTCATGCCGCTCTCGGTATTTTTCGGGGCGGTGCGCGCGCAGCAGCAAGGCGGTCAGTGAGTCGCTGAAACGCTTTTGCTTCAAGGGCTCGCCGGTATTGGGGTCGAGGACGATCTGGCCCATTGAGACCACATATTCTTCGTGCCCATCAACTGCGCGGCGTCTGGCTTCCGCCTCTAAAGCGTCTGTCGCCTCGTCAACTGCGTCGTCCCAGGCGGCAGCGAAGCCAGGATCTTCCGAGCGCCATCTGTAAACGGTTGTTCGATCCAGAACGGCAACGCGCGCCGCTTCCGAGATATTCGACGTTTTGCGCAGATGGTCGAGAAAGACATCTCGCGCATCGCGCTTTGGCTTTGTGGTTTTTGTGGTGGCCCGGCTCTTTGCCGGACGTTTGCGCCCAGCCATGCGACCTCCAGGCAATTATGTTTATGGGAATTCAGCCACAAAGACGCCGAGCAAAAAGCCACTCGTCCTCGCGTCTCTGCACGTCGAGCTCAATCCGAACGGCTGCCCTGACACGTGCCCAAACAGCTACATCACCAGCGCCGATTTTCATAAGTCGCCTGGCATTCCGAAAAAGCCGTGGCGCGCATCTGATATGACTGCGCGTAGCGACCCCCATCCGCAAAGTCTCAGGCCAGGACAGGGGGATATCGGCCCTATGATGGGGCGCCGAAGACCCAACGATTTCGCAGAGAACAGCGGTATTAGAGCCCAGCCCAACCAAGAAAAACCGAACCGCGCCGAACTGCACAATATCGCCCACCGACAATCGCGTTGATTGTGGGAGCATTGTGAACCGCGCAGATTTAGGGATTTATCCGATATTATCCGTCTGCATGGCCATTGTACAGCGTTATCTGCGCGCCTGTTCCTTGCGCTGCTTCTGAAGGCGACAGGCTGATTTGTAGGCGCTTGGCAGAATTTGCAGCAGCACGACAGCGCGTTCCCGGATGGCCTTCTCGGCGCTCGTTTTGCTACGTGCAGGAAACTTCTCACGCGCAATCGAGGCGAAAGACTGGTCGAGAGAAAGGAGCCGGACGAGCATATCGTGCGCATCATCCCCCAGGTTGTCGCGCACCAAACCCACCCGTTCACTGGCGATGCCGCGTGACGTGGCGAAAGTAATGGCATCGCCGCGAATGTAATCGCTCGGCAGCGGATTGTGCATGGCGTCGGTGTAGCCATAAACGCCAAATTGGTAATCGCTCAACCAGCGCTCAGCCAAGGTTTCGGCCTCAGCATCGAGCTCGCCGGCCTTACGCAGGGTCAGGAGGTGGTTGCATCGCGAGCGCTTGCCGATAGGGCCTTGGTAATCGTCCTTGCCCACGCGCTCCATCGTTGCGACGAGCCCCGTTTCGAGTCTCGGAGCCGACGGGCGCTTGGCCGCTTTCGGTCTCGCCATTTGAGCAACAGTTTCGTGGATTTTCGGGGCTGTCGTCATGATTAAAATATATCAAAATAGGCTGAGTTGGTACAGAGAAAATGGAGGCAATTGTGATGGGCCTTATTATATTTTGTGTATCATCATTTCGGTCGGTTCCAGCGATCAAATAAGTCGCGACGGGATAAATTGGGGTCTGCTTTTGAGTGATATCAAGCAGTACAATGGTATGGAGACTATGTATGGATTACTACAGAACTATAATTGCAGCGGCGGCTCTGTATGCGTGGTACGATGGCATGAGAGAGCTTTTAGAAGTAAACGAAAGTTCTATGAAGTTTGGGAGGGCTGTACGCGTACTTATACAGGTGGCGTATAGTTTTTATATTTTATGTCTAATCTACAAAAATTTTATAGAAAAATACTGGATAGAATACGGGATTTCAAATTGCATATACATTACCATAGTAATATTATTTCTTACACTAATTACCTCAAGCTGCGTTTTCCATAATAATTTGGCATACGATGGTGAACCTGTGCGCACGCCTGCCACGAAGGAGAAGGAGAAGGAGAAGGAGAAGGAGAAGGAGAAGGAGAATCATCCCACATGGAAACATTATCTGAAACGCATACTCGAAGGGTTGCACAACAGACCATTTATGTCGCTGGAGGAAAGGGACAGGACGCCAAGTTGTGGCGAGAGGTATCTCGCCGCCTCAGTCAACAAAGTCCGGCAATTACTTGCCATCGCCGTCGCGATAATTGCGCCTCTTGCTGGATTCCATGAATGTAGCGAATTGCTCTTTCCCGATAAAAAGTCTGAATCAGGCGCTGTATCAACGGGGACCCCTACTATGGTTTGCGAACACAAAAACTTGGTAAGATCCACGAAGGTGGAACGGGCAATCCCTGTGCAGTAGTTGAGCCGACGCCACTCTTGCGGATGAAATCGCGTAGGAGTGGTTAAATTTTCCGACTGCCACAAGCGCCGAAATAGTCCGCCTTTGCCTCGCGTTCGGGTGTCGGTCCAAGCGGCTCTACAGACCGAGCGATGAACGTCCTTTCGTCCAGCTTGGGCTTGGACATTTCGGAGATCGTTGCTGCGATTTCGGGGGATATGGCCATACCCCGATTATCGCCAACCCCGCCCTCTAGGTACACAGGAAATTACAGCCGTCAGTTGTTGGGAAATCAGTGAGCTGACCGCGATTTATGCATCCTGACGAGTTTGCCGAGCAGCACGAAGATGCACAACACAGCCATGATGTCTGCAACCAACTGAGCGTGATCCTGCAGGGCGCATGTTCCTTGTAGATCGAGGAATTGCAGCACGAAAAATGCTACCCACGCGCACGCAGTGGCGGCGAAAATTGATTTCGATATCGTCATGGGTGGGCGCTTACATCGAATTGTAACTTTGCGAAAGAGCATGATTACGATTCGATAACAATTCATCAAACTTTCTTGTTCGTGCCTCCCCATTGCGGGACGTGTATCGCGGCTAACCACTTGCCATAGATATGCTCATATGGTGATCCCCCCCGAGCATCGGACCAAGAAATGTCTACGATCTTGCAGAGCTTGCGGTCTCGAGCCTCTAGTCGCGGTACGCTCAAGACTACGTCGCAATGCAAGTTACCGCTACATGCGGTTATGAACCGGTCTCTGAATTCTTCGGGAATGTCGGCGATTTCAAATCGCCTACCGCCGCCGTTCTCCTCGCAATAGCTTTCAAGGGCGACGACATGACAATGGGCCTCATGTAGAGATACTTGCGCGATATTCCGGTCTTGTTTGTGACAACCTGCAAGGATTGATAATAATAACGACAGTGCAATAATATTGTATCTAGACATGATAGGTCTCGCTGAATTAAACTCCGTAGGTGATGTCGAAAAGGTTAAGGAATCGTTTTTGCGCAAGCGCCAGAGGAGACAAGTAGCGCCTCCCCGCAACATCTCTCTACGCTCGAATTTACTTAACACTCGCATAACGGATCATTAACCGTACTTGCGTTAGCCTCGATGCATGGATGAGTTCGAGAGCCGGATCGCAGAGTTGAAAGCCTTAAACGCCGTTGCGGAGGCCTTGCAGCTCTATCAATCGCTCATTCTTGCGCGGACATGGTGCGGAAGCGCTTTGACCTTGGATGATGATGAACCGTCAGTCACGGGAACCTGGTGTTATGTGACCCAAGATGCGGGTGAGCTACCGACTTCGGTCTGGCGCTTCAACCAGAACGATGAATGCTTTGGCGCAAGAGCTTGAAACCTGATCTGCGCCCCGTACAGCCCGTACCAATTTCAGCCGGTGAGTTTATCGTCTCACAATTTGCGCTACGCTCATCCCCGATCTGCCCCGGCTCATTACTGCCCGTGCATTCAAAGCCATGCCACTCATGGTGGGGACATCGCTTGTTGCCGCACCGTTCGCAGCCATAGCGCCAGCCTGGTTTTGATGGTCCCGGGAACCCCGGACGGGAGGACTGGCACCGATCACATCCGCACCCTTGGACAATCCTCGACGTATGCGCCTCACTGGCCGTTCCGACGTTTCCGCTCCGAGTGGGTGTAAAATCCCCCACACAGCCCTCAGCGGCCCGCATTTTGGCTCCTAGCGTGTACCAGGCGTAAGTCAGCATCTCGAATTCCGTCGCCGGTTTGCCGCAAGTCTGCGTGATGGAGACGGAAACCCCAATCGGCCAGTCAGCGGAATTCGTCGTTTCGCTCATGCCCGATCCTACCACACCCCGAGTCCCGTTTGTACTGAAATCGCCCGGATTTGCTGGGTTTTTCATGCCTGCACCTCGCACGTCATGAACCGTTCAGCCGCCTCGAACCGGCGCTGCATTTCCTCGACCCGCTCTTGCGTCACGGCCAGCAAATCCCCGTCGAGGTTCGGCAGATCGGCTTTCAGCGCATCGAGCAGGGCCCAGCCGGTCAGACCCTCAGCGCCGGGTGGTGTGTAGGTGCCATGTTTGCGGATCTTCGCTTCGTGGGCTTCGCGTTTGGCTACCTCGGCCCGGCGAGCCGCCATCATCGCAGCCACGGCCTCGCGCTCGGCATCGGTCGGGCGAGGGCGTTCCGGCTCTCGAGCCTCCTGACGCGACACGATGCGGACATGCGCCACCTTGTCGCACAGAGGCGCAGCCACCTCGTCCAGCAACTCCGCAAGCTCAGCGACCGAGGGGAAGAACTTAAACCGGCGTTGGGCCATTCGCAGCGTGGCGGGCGTCCAGACAATGGCGGGCGTTCCCTCGAGTGCGACCTCGAGTGCGGCCTTGCGCATGTCCAGCGCGTCCATTTCCTGCGGCCGGGCGACAGAAGCATTGAGGATGTCGAGGAACCGATCGATCTCAGCGCGCAGCCGATCGGCCGGCAGAGGGTCGAGAGCACGCTCGAGGTCGGGAAGAATGCGCCGTGCTTCAGCAATCACCGCACCGGACGGCGGCACTCGAGGGCCAGCCGCAATGACCATACCGGGAGCGGGCTCGCCGCCGTTCAGTCTGGCCTCTCTCTCGCTTGCCGTCTCACGCTGCCCGAAGAACGAAACGTTCGTGCCGCTGATTGCCGTCTCGAGCGCATGGCTCAGGGCCGGGACGCGCTGCCCGGCATAGGTTGCCAGATCGGTCATGAGCGCCACCCCGCCATTTTCTCGCGCATCCGCTCGGCTTGCTGCGACAGTGGGTCTCTCGGCTTCGCAAACGCCGGTCGCGCTGCTACCTGCCCCTTCGGCCCGAATACGCCCTTCCAACCGTTCATGGTCGAAGTGTCGAGGATGCCGCGAATGTCATGCCCTGCGACGTGGAACCGCTCGAGTTCGTTGATAATCTTCCGCAGGGCATAGGCCGTTCGGGGCGCCTTCTTCCGGTCGCGCATCTCAAGGTATCCGGTCCATGCGTCCAGAGGCACGAAGTCGGGGATGCGGATCGTCTCGGACCCGCCCGCCGATCGGAAGGTCATGTCCCTCTCATCCTTCACCACGCGGACCACCGGAGCATCGGATGGGGGCTTAGGGGGTAATGATGGTTCTTGATGGTTCTTGATGGTTCTGTGGTTAGGAATCTCGTTCCGGTTGAGTGGAACCAAATTCCTATCTTTAGGAATCTCGTTCCGGTCGAAGTTAGGAATCTCGTTCCGATTTTTAGGAATCTCGTTCCGATTTGCTCCGTCAGAAATGGCCCGTTTTTTGCTTGTTGAGGCGCATTCCGACGCGACGATTTTCGTCATCTCTGGCGTCATTTCGGTCACATCCAACGATAGGGAAATTTGTCCGCGGCGGCCTTTGCCACCGTCTGTTTTGATCAGTCCCGAAGCGCGCAATCCGTGCATGACATAGCGAACGGTGCGGTCGGTCAGACCGGTCATCTCGGCAATACGAGACTGCGCAGGCCAGCAATCGCCGTCTTCGTCCGCATGGTCAGCCAGCGCGACGAGAACGAGTTTGACCGTGGACGGGACGCCCAGTGACCACGCCCATTTGACGGCGCGTATGCTCATCCCACCACCTCGCGAATGGTCACGACCGTGCGCTGTTCGGCGCGCTTGCACTTGATGCCGATGACCTCGATTTCGGCGTACTGCGGCGCGTCGTCGATGATGAAGCCCAGGCCGCGCTTGTTCTTCGTGCGCGGACGAGCGCCCTCAGTGCGGACGTTGAGCCGGCGCGGCGTCGTCAGGCTGTCGATCAGGAACTTTGCACCGCCTTGGAGGCCGTCATTATCCGGCGAACCCACGGAGTATCGCTCAATCACGACATGCGCCTTGCTGAACGGCTCAGGAGGCCGCAGACCCGCTGACGCCATAGCGACAGACCGGGCCATCTTCCGGCGCATTCCAGTAAGCGTAAAACGGCTCTGCCCAATGCTGTGATTGAGCAGCGGGAAGGGCGCGGGGAGGGTGAAGGTTATTTCTCGCATGGCGCAAACCTCCCAGCCCGGTCCCGCTCCCGTTTCAGGACGCGGTTCTCCGCTTTGAGGGTGGCGATTTCCTTATCCTTGGCGGCCATCAGGGCCAGTGTGCGGGCAGGTTCAGCCTTGGCCTCCCAGAGCAGGACGCGCAGGCGCTCGTTCTCGGCTTCCAGGCGGCGGAGACGGGGGAAGAGGAAATCTAGCATCCCAATGCCCTCCGATATGTGTCGAGCAGATGCTCTGCTTCCTGCACGTCCTTAGGATCCGCATTCATGATGCGAATGACCTGCTTGATCGTCTTGGGGCAGTAACCAGCGCTCTTGGCCTCGGACATGATGTCCTTCTGGTCGCCGCGCAGGGCCTTAACCTCTTCCTCAAGCCGGATATGCCGCTCGATAATGGAGCGCAGACGATCCGCAGCGACCCCGCCTTCTTGGGCGCGTGAATTGTGATCGTTCGGGAACTCAGACATTCTGGCCTCGCATCGGAATGGCAATTTTCTGGACAGCAAAGCCAAGCGCGTTCGCCATGGTGTCTGGCATTTCACGCTTCTGGCTCAGGACTTCGGAGACGGTCGATTTGTGGAAGCCGTGCCGGTCAGCCCAGCGCGAAAGGCTTCCTTCCATTTCGATCTGATCGGCCAAGTAATTTCGCAGGTTTGCGAACGGGAGCGGCTGGGTCATTTCTGAAGCTCCTTCCGCGCAGCCTCGAGCGCCCGCTTGTAGCGATCGACCTCAGCCAGCGCCCAAGCCTCAAAGGCATCCCAGTCTTTCCAGACGATCCGCAGAAACGTCAGTCGGTATGAAGGTGGAGGGCCTGCATCTCTACCGATGCCAAACCGACCGACCTTGATTTTGAACCAAGGCATAATTCTTGCTCCCGCGCCGCACGGCGCTCAGCAACGAGGCGCTCCACCTCGTCGGCTATGGATGAACACGAGGCCATCAGTTCGATCAGTGCTTCCGCATCGGGAGCATTGCGATCTGACAGCCAGTTACGAGCCGCCCTGGGTGACTTTTTCGACGCCCGGGCGAGCATTTCTGCTGCAAAGCGAAAGGGCATGAACTCGCGCTTGATCGCATCGAGCAGCCGATCGCGAACGGGGATGGTCGCAGCCATCATTCGCGGAAACTTTGGGTCAACAGTTGGCATTTTTGGGCAGCGAAATGCCCCAACCTTGCACATGTTTTTCCTCCATCATCTGCCTTGTCACGAGCAGTTTGAGGGAGTTCAGAATTGGACGACGACACCACCACCCACGAGCACGACAAGCCACTGGTTGAGGCAGATGCGAGAAGGTTCACGCAGCGGTTGGATACGCCCGTGATCGCTCTCGACATTCTGCGCGCCGCCCGGCTCTGGTCGGTGCTGCACCCGCACGCTACGGGCCAGACGCGCCAACGTCTTGTTGAGCAGTTTGCGGCTGCGGTGGGGGTCGTGGTTGTCATTTGATGGGGTCAGAGGGCGCGCATGTTCTGCGTCAGTTTCAGGGCTTCGAAATAGGGAATTCCAAGCCCGAGCGCGCCCCAGCTTACATCAGACCCGGCTGACTCTGGCCCCCTTGTGTTGAGGGTGGAGGCAGGGACCTCTACAGGGAGCCGCGGCTGCCCAGGCGCCGGAACCTCGCGCTTCTTCGCCCGATTGACCTTCGCAGAGACGGCCTTGACCGAAATGCCGCAGCGCGCAGCAATCTCGCTGTACGACAGCCCATTCCGGAAAAGCGCAAGCATCTCCTCCGGAGACGTGCTGCACGGGTCGTTGGCGGCAGGAATGCGTGCGTTGAGCAGTCCATGCTTGATGGCCGCATTCAGGAGGCTCGACTGTTTCCGCCCGATCTCTTTGGCCGCCGCAGTCTGAGACGCGCCCTTGTTCACCAGAACGAGGAAGCGCTCAGCCTCATCCTTCGTGACCATACGATCGCCGGAGGTTTCCTGCGCCGCGCAGAACGCACGACAGAACCGGCGCTTCTGCCAACTCCATTTCGTGATGTGATCCTCGCGCATGATGAGGGCGCCGCAATAGGCGCAGGGCTTCGTATCGCTCATTTCTGGCCTCCCTTGCGTTCGAGGCGGCTTGCAATGCTCTGCAGGTCGAGCGCGGAGACGGTGCCGGTCAGAGAGAAGGGTGGCTTGGCGGCTGGGGCGCTCATGGGCGTTCCCCTTCCTTTGTGTCGCGGAACACCGACACGTTTGCTGCGTAGTTAAGCAGAAGAGCATCATCAGTGTGCGAGGGAGTCGGAAGCTCCCCCACGCTTTCACCATCTGCACAACCAGAAGATGAGGCCATATGAGTGAACTGCCGAACACGAGAGAGGCTCTGATCTGGCGCCTTATGACGACGATCGCCTCGGTTGAGGGAAAACATGCGTCTAGCCATTTTAGTGGATGTGACCGGGCTTACCTGTCCGAGCTTTTTCGGCATACGAGAGACCTCGTAGACGGCCCGAAGAAAAAAGGACCTGGCGAACCGCTTGGGGACGCACAACCAGCCAATCCCAAGGGATGGATGACCCGTTAACCACTCATCCAAGGCGGAAGCACATTCCAGGGTTCGTGATAGTCCTTCGCGGGTCACGTCGCGGATCTTGCAGGTGCAGTGCAGGGCAATGATGCGGGTGATCATGCTCATGGGCGTTCCTCCGAGCTTGCAGCCCGCGTCACGCCGGACGCCCAGACGAGCAGGCGAATGGCAGCGCAGGCGGGAATGATGATTTCGAGGAAGTGCAGGAGGCTCATGGGCGGGCCTCCGTAGGGGTGCGGTCAGCGCCTACGAGATCCGCAGCGTTTATTTCGATCCCGGCATGTCGAGCCTTCTCGAGAATTTCTCCCTGATAGCGAGCAGGAATGAACCCTGAACCTTTCCATGACTGGACAGTCGAGGGCGGCTTATCGAGCAGTTTGGCCGCAGCGCGCGTGCCACCTAGTCGAGTTATGATATCGGTAGCGATTGTCATGTGCGGAATGTGCGCCATGTCCGCACATATAGCAAGCGGAATTTCCGCACTGACTGCTGTGCGTTTTTGTCGCACGATGCGCCCATGACAGACGAACTACCGCGCCTCAAGCTCAAAGCTCTCCGCAACCGCGCTGGGTGGACTGTAAGGGCTTTTGCCGATGCTATGGGATACGGCGAGAAGCAGTCCTCTTATCGAACCTATGAGGACACCTATAAGAAGCCGTTCCTTCCGATCGACTTCGTAGAGAAGGCCGTGCCTTTGCTTGTAGATAGAGGTGAACCGCCTATCGAACTACGAGAGGTATGGGAACTTGCTGGTGTTTTCCCAGGCGAGATGGGAATTCGCGAAGGCATCGAGCGCGCCAAACGGGTAGAGGCCGTCACGCACGCAATGCAAGGCACTGTAGTCGTCAATGAATACGACATCTCTCCGCAGGCCGGAGCCGGCGCGTTAATCGACGAGAGCGCAGGAGACGGTGAAGGGCATGCCCCTGTGGCATCGTGGGCAATGCCAAAAGGGTTTCTCGAAAACTATCTTCCGGATACGTCCGGGTTGGCAGTGGTCAGGGTGATCGGCAACTCGATGGAACCTGATTTCCTCCCCAGCGAACGAGTTCTGGTCGATACCCGTCACCGGCAACTCAGTCATGATGGAGTCTATGTTCTATGGAATGGGCATGGCGTAGTGATCAAGCAGCTTCAACTGGTCCCCAACTCAGCCCCAGAGCGCGTGCGTATCATCAGCGTGAATCCGACATATCCAAGCGACGAGGTGGATCTTGCTGATATTCACATCAATGGTCGCGTGGTCGGAAAATGGCTGTGGAAGTGACGCGAGAACATTTCAAGCGCGGGAACATTGCGGTTTGGTGAGGATATGAGGATGAATGGGGAGCTTTTGCTATGGAGGTATTAGGTCGGGTGCGGAGGCTAATCGGCGAACCCAAGTTTTATACCGATGCCGCTCAGTCATGGTCAATTGACCCCGCCCCGTCCCGTTACACGCCATTTACTCGGTCAATGAGGTTGCCCAGCGTTGATTGGACATGGCGTGCCCTGCGTTGCGCGAGCACTGGGAACGATTACGTCCTTCTATGTCGGGTGAACATGCGCGTCGGAAACTATCAGGCATGGCTTCTAATGGAAGTTGCAGGGGGTCTAACGCTTATGAGTAGACTTGAAGACCATGGCAGTCATCCTGGGTTGCACATCCACTCTGCGTGCGGGGATGAGATCCCAGAGGCAGGAACTGACTCCATAAGGTCGGCGCCAACCGGTCAAAAACTTTTTAAGGTCCCCAATCGTGGGGGGAGGAGAACCGTTCAAGGCGAGACATTATCATTGTTCTGGAATACCGCCTGCAAGATCTATAGAATCTCGCCGCGTAACACATCGCAGGGAGAGCTAGAGGTATGAATGCTGAGTACCTCAAGAAGGAGCTATGCCGAGCATTTTGCTCCGAACTCTCTGTCCATGAAGTGCCTGCGGGCTTGGCTTTTAGCGGCCTGTTTGAAGACCTGAACGGCGATAGAGTCTCCGGCTACCTCATTCGGGATCGCGAAAATCCTTATCTCACTGATGACGGATCATTCCTCAGTGACCTAGAGTCGGTTGGCATCGATACCTTGGGGGGAACTCGAGCCAAATTCTTGGCGAGTGTACTAGCGACCGGGAATGCCTTCGTCGATCACAGCACCATGACAATAAGAACCCCCGACCTCGACAGCGAACCTTCACCGCTCGAGATCACACGCTTCCTCTCTGCCCTCGTCAGGGCGCAAGATGTTGCTTTCTGGAGCAAAGAGCGGGTCAAGAGCACCTTCGCCGAGGACTTTTACAACGCCCTTGATGCGCGTGTCTCGAGCCGTGCGAGGCTCAGGCGAAATGCTACGATTAACGATAGCCTCATGGATTTCCCGGCGGATATCCTTCTTGAGCCTTATAATGGAGGCATTCCTGTCGCCATGTTCCTGGCTCAAACGGTCGAGCGGTTGAACGAGGCGACCCTACTGGCTCAAGAAATGAGGATACGCGGAGAGCGGGCTGCTAAGATAGCTGCCGTCAGCGACACAGGCGATGGACTCAGCTTTGCAAATCGCAAGGTGGCGAGGGCGCTAAACAGGATCGAAGGGCTTATTGTATACCGACAAGATGAAGAAGCGGCCCTCGACCGCATTGTGCGCTTGGCGGAATTGCCGGTAGCTGCTTAGCTACACTCCCGAAGCCCGGCCCAGCCGGGTTTCTTTTTGTGCGCGATGTGCGGAAAAAACGCTTGACCAACGTGCGGAAACGACGCGCATTGACCCCATCACCACCGATGGGGAAGCCAGATGGCAACCGTAAGCTTCGATATATCATTCGCAGATCAGACGACGATCAACGTCATCGCGGGTAAGGCGATTGACCTGATCCTCGAATTTGGAACAGGGGAAAATTCCCCTGATCCTCTAGATATCATTATGGATATCGCTGCCACCCATGCGAACGGAACGCCACTTCGGCTTTCAGACATGGCTGCAGCGGATGGCTATGATCTTCTCCATGACATTGCTGGGATCAGGAAGCATCTCGACCGCGAAACGGGAAAGCTAACCGGCCATTTTCGCCCGCGCTTCGCTGCGCCAAACGATGCCCTGATCGCCGAAGCGCAGGGGGCGAAATGATGGCCAACGATAAAGCCGACGCCTTCAATGACGCATTCGAAGAGGCATCCCGCGACGAATACGAGAGCGTATCGGTCGATCGCGCAAAGCACACCTGTTCCTACCTGGAAGACCTCGTGAGCGAGGACGAAGAGATTGCCTCGTTCACAGTCGCCGAGATCATCGAGCACCTGAACCGCTGTCTCTGACCCCGCTTGACGCGACCCCGGTACGCCGGGGCCGAACAAGCCGGGTTTCCGGCCAGTGTTTCCAGTGATGGAGAGAGAAGATGGCATATCCAGACGGAATGCAGTTCCGGAGCAGCGATATCCGCAGCCCGTATCATCGCGCCAATGCGATGAGCAACTATCAGGCGGCGGTCAGCCAGGACGCAGAGATCGCAGACGAGATCCGCGAACTGATCACGCGTACAGAGCAGCAGGTGAACGCCAAGCTGTCCCGCGTGAATGACCGGGGCGCGTTCGATACGGACGAGCTCGATTGCCTGTTCTGTCGCCTTGGTGAGGCGCTGCCGAACCGTGCCGTTCTCGAGCAGAGGGCAGGGTGATGGGCAACGGGATTTACGCGCCGTTCCTGATGGACGTGCATGACAGGCTCATGGCCTCCGCCGAGCTGCACATCAAAGCCGCAGAGGCATTGCAGGATACTGACAAAGACGCAGCCGATACCCTGATACGCCAAGCGTACGGAGACCGATCTGCGGCCAAGTCGTTGCGCTGGTCAGTGGAGAGCTTCGGGGTAACGGCAAGTGTGCCGGTTGTGCAGGAGGCCGCACAATGACGCCCGCGCAGCACGACCTCGCCAGGGCGAATGCAGTCCTCAAGCACCTACGCAACGAAGCCTGGGGGCTCGATGCGACCCCGCTCCGCAAGAGCCTCATCCAGCAGTGGGAGGCTCAGCGGACTGAGGCCGATCGACGGATGATTTCTGAATTGTGGGGGGAACGCTCATGAGCGGGAAATGGACGCCGGGGCCTTGGGTGGTCAATATGGTTTACCCACAATCCGAACAAGCAAAAGAGTGGCTTTTCACGATTGACGGCCCGTCTGACACCACACCGATAGTTCCGTATGACGGATACGGAATGGAGGCTACGCCAGAAGATGCCCGCCTGATCGCCGCCTCGCCGGAACTGGCCGAGGTTCTGGATGCGATGGTCGAACGCTTCGGGCATGACATCTTCACGATGTCCCCGGAGGATCGCGATCTCCTGACGCGCGCCGTTAGCGTGCTCGCCAAGGCGAAGGGAGAGGGGGCGTGAGCGAAGTCCTCACAATCACCGGCGAGGAATGGCACGCCCTGCGCGCAAGGCATGTCGGAGGCTCCGAGATCGCAGCCCTGTTCGACGCGCAGCCTGATTACGCACTGGGCCTGCATGGACTCTGGCTCGTCAAATCCGGTCGTGCACCCGCTCCGGAAGTCGATAATCCGCGCACGCGCTGGGGCACCCGCCTGGAAGAGGCAATCGCGTATGGTTGCGCCGAACAGGAAGGCTGGAAGATCCGCAAAGGTGGCCATTTCACCGATCTGTCGTGTCGCGGGCTGGGTGCTACGCTCGATTTTGTCATTGAGGGCGGCGAAGAAGGGCGATCCACACCGGGCGCTCTTGAGATCAAGAACGTCGATTACCGAGTGCATAAGCAGTCATGGGTCGATGGTGAGCCGCCGCTGCATATCCTGTTGCAGCTTCAGCACCAGCTTGCCTGCTCGGGATTTACCTGGGGTGCGGTCGGGGAGTTGATCGGCGGGAATGACCTGCGCATCTACCGCTATGAGGCGCGTACCAAGCTGATTGCCAAAATCCGGCAAAAGGTCGCAGCATTCTGGAAATCGATAGATGAGGGCAATGAGCCGCCGGTCGATAATTCGACCCAGACGGGAGCGATCCTTCGCGCCATGAATTCGCCCGTTCGCGACGAGATTGCGGACATGGAAGGCGACAACGAACTGCCGGAGATCTGCTCAGGCCTGCTCCACGCAGCGGCCAAGCGCAAGGAGATCGAACGCGAAGAGCAGGGCTTCAAAAATCGCCTGATTGAGAAGCTGGGCACGGCCAAGAAGGCCAGGAGCCAAGGCTTTTTCATCAGCACCGTAGTCACACCAGAAAAGGCGCCGCGCGCTGCCCTGCCGGGAGAAATGATCCCGGGCCGGAAGGAAGCGCGCCGCTACGAGATCAAGGAAGCAAACGCATGAGCAATGCCCTCGCAACCCCCACTGAGAAGCTGCGTACCCAGATTACGAGCATGACGGGCGAGTTTCGCAACGCGCTTCCGTCGCACATCAAGCCTGAGAAATTTCAGCGCGTCGTGATGACCGTTGTGCAGCAAAATCAGGGGTTGATGAACGCCGACCGCAAATCTTTGCTCGCATCGTGCCTGAAGTGTGCGGCGGACGGACTGATCCCAGATGGGCGCGAAGCCGCGCTCGTGATGTTTGGGCAGCAGGTCCAGTATATGCCGATGCTGGCCGGTATTCAGAAGCGCATCCGCAACAGCGGTGAGATCGCAAGCATTCAGGCACATGTCATCTACGAGAACGATCACTTCATCTGGCACCAGGGCATAGATGCGAGCATCGAGCACCGTCCGCTTTTTCCCGGCGATCGCGGAAAGGCAATCGGCGCCTATGCTGTAGCCAAGTTCAAAGACGGCAGTGACCCGCAGTTCGAGGTCATGGATGTAGCCGCGATCGAAAAGGTTCGCGCAGTCAGCCGCGCCGGCAAGAGCGGGCCTTGGGTTCAGTGGTGGGACGAGATGGCCCGCAAGACAGTGTTTCGTCGTCTCTCCAAGTGGTTGCCGATGGATACCGAGGCCGAGGACCTTATGCGCCGGGACGACGAGAACGATGCACAGGATGTCGCTGCGCCGACGATCCGGGTTGAGGCGGAAGCGCCTTCCAAGCTCGACGCGCTCGAGCATGATGACGATGGAGTTGTACTCGAGGAAACCCGCGAATTGGAAGGATCAGCAGCGTGAGTATCCTCTTCTTCGACACCGAAACCACGGGGCTGCCGAACTATGGCCTCCCCACCAACCACGAGGACCAGCCGCATGTCGTTCAGCTTGCGGCCATCCTGACGGATGAGCGAGGCGAAGAGCAGGCGCAGTTGAGCGTCATCATCAAGCCTGACGGATGGGTGATCCCTGAAGGCGCAGCCAGGGTGCACGGCATCACGACAGAGAAGGCGAGCCGATACGGTATCCGCGAAGTGGTCGCAGCCGGGGCGATGTATGATCTGTGCTGCGCTGCCGATACGATCGTAGCGCACAACATCAAGTTTGACCGGCAGATTGTCGGCACGATGTTCGCGCGCGCTGGGCGTGGTTGGAAGCTGCCCGAGCGGCAGGCCTGCACGATGATGAACGCCTCACCGATCGTGAACCTGCCCCCGACCGAGCGAATGATTGCTGCAGGGTATGGCGACAAGCCCAAAGCGCCGAGCCTGGCCGAATGCATCCGCCATTTCTATGGCGAAGAACTGGACGGCGCT